GGATTTTGCCGTCGGCAAAGTCAAGCAGGGCGCGCTCCTTGTGATCGTCGCTGTCACTGCCTTTGACCTCCACGGCCTCGGGCAACAGCTTACGCAATTCCTCGCCTTCTTTGTTCTGCTTCACCCAGATGAGCACCTGGCCGTCAGTGTCCTCAGCGAGTTTAGCGACGACACGCAGACGCTCGTCCATCGTGTTGCGTAACTCGGCATTGAAGTTGGTGGCGTTGACGATGCCAGTGGCGAATAGCTGTCCCTGCTGGGGTGCAACTTCAACGACATGCTCGTAATAGTTGAGTTTGGGCAACTTGAACAGCTTGCCAGTCTTGACAAATCCGATATCTGCTGGGTTCTCGAACATGATAGCCCATGAGGCGATCCAGCCGTAGAAATCGGCTTTGGCATGACCTTTCAGGCGGTAGTTGTTCATACCCTCGTCACGGACAAACCACTTAGAGCGCATGTCCTGAGCGTCTAAGACATCCAGGAACTCGCTATGGTTTCCTATCTCATTGAGGTCGTTGGGTGACGGTGTGGCGCTGCAGCATAGCTTGTAGGGGGTACGCTTAAATCGCTCAGTCAACAACCGCCTGTAATGGCCAGTGAAATTCTTGAGGATGGAACTCTCATCAAGGACAATGCCGACGAATTTGCCAATGTCGATATTTTCTATCTGCTCGTAGTTGGTGATGGCTATCTGGGTGTCATCGTCCATGTCCCGGTACAGTTTGACGGTGTAGCCGAAGCGCTCACCCTCCGCAATGGTCTGACGGCTCACCGAAAGTGGTGCAAGGATAAGGACGGGACGGTTTTCGTGATCTGCAACTTTCAACGCCCATTCAAGCTGCATGAGTGTCTTGCCGTTGCCGCAACCGGCAAATATTGCGCCCTTGCCGTTTTTCAGCATCTTGCGCACGCAAAAGCGCTGGAAGTCGAACAGCTTAGGATTGAGGTCGCTTCCCTCAACATCGAAACCGCTCTTTTTGACGGTAACTTTCTTTGTCTCAAGGAACTCAAAGTAGTCCATAGTGATGATACATAAAAGAGCGAGTGCCGACTGGGTGCCGGTACTCGCATGGTGATGATGTAATGGTCTGTTACTTCTTCTTTCCCTCGACAGTGTAGCCCATAGCATCGAGCTTATCGGCTATCTTCTTGGTCTTTTTCTCGTGGTTGGTATTGAATTCATCAACTACCTTGGCCAGTCCTTCAGTGTTCCAACGCTCGGCAACATACTCCTTCACCTTCGATGCGTAAATGGTGTAGCCGCTATCAGTAGAACTCAACTCATGACGCAACCACTCGCGCATGATTTTGGGATGGTCCTCGGTGTGACTGGAAACGTATTCAAAATAAGCGTCCATTGGAAGCCTTGAACCAGTACCCATGAGTAGGCTGCGGAATTCATAGCAGCAATCCCTCAGCATGTAGGCGATGATGGAAACCATCTCGAAATATTGCAACTCGGCAGAGCTAAGGGTTGTCGCGGAGTATGTGAAAAGGACGGAAAGGGCAGTCTCTTTCTCTTGCTTGCACTTGTCACTGGCTTTCTTGTACTTCTCGGCCAGCTGGGTGGCGGTGACGCCCTCCTGGATTGTCGCATTGTCAACACCCTCGGCGTCTTTCCGTATCTCATAGCAACGCTCTTCGATGTCAACGCCGGAATAGTAGGAGACGATAGTCAGGCAGCGGCAAACTTCGTGGTTCTCGATTTTCTGCTGCAACCGCTCATCGTCATTGTTATAGCGGCTGTAACCAGCAAAGAGATTGCCGCGCTCAAATACCTCATAGCCTTTGGCCTTGAGTTGCTCGACAAACCGATTGGCACCCTCTTTATCATAGCAGTACGAAAAGTCGCTCACTATGGCGATCTTTCCATATTCGAGCGGCTCGCCGACTTTGATGATGTTGTCTGCATGGGCATCGACAACACTCATCATGTAGGACATCTTTTTCTCAAGGAATTTGACTTTACTGATGCAGCGTGCAGTATCGTCATCGGCTTTCATCTCGTAGAAGATGCAGCCGGTATTCGCGGTGTTAAGGGGGCAATCGGCGCATTTGATGCCGCATGAGCCCTCAAAGTCATCCTGGCCGTTCTTGGACCATGCCGACTGCCTGATGTACTGGAAAATCTCATTGAGGTAGCGCGCTGCCATCTCCTTTCCAATGTAGGAATAGTTCTGGTGGCGTTCCAGGAATTTGCGCTGCGCGTCCTCGTCGAGTTTGCAGACAATCATCGCGGCGCTGATGGCCAGCTTTTCGTCCTTGACCATCATCAGCAGCTCGGGGATGAGGCTGTTGAGTTTGATGCGGTCACTCACAAAGCGTTGCGACTTTCCGAAACGTGCCGCAATCTCCTCGGTGGTGTCGCCTCGCTCTCTGAGTTTGCCGAATGCGAATGCCTCTTCCACCGGATCTACATCTTTACGCTGTAGATTCTCGGTAATCATGGCATCATACGCCTCGGCATCACTCATAACTCGCACGAGGCACGGCACTTTGTAACCCTCATCGGCAATCATGCACATGGCGCGGTAGCGACGCTCACCGCATACAATCTCGTAGTGACTGGCGGCAAACGGGTCCGTGTCCGATGAGTTGATGGGTCTTACTGTGATTGGCTGCAACAGTCCCTGCTCCTTGATGCTCTGCGCAAGCTCTTGCAGGTCTTCCTGCTCGAAGGTCTTGCGTGGGTTCATCGGTGACGGTTGGATGTGCCCAATCGGAATTGCTTGTACTTCCATTGTTCTTTTGGTTTTTAATTGGTTTGACTTATGTTGTAAATGTGTCTCATTTACATCAGTAAAGTTAGTGCATTTTGACGAGATTACCAAACGAAAACTTCGCCTTTTTTACACCATTTTTTGTTACGGATTAACAGAAAACCGCGCTCCTCACATTGCCGCAGCAGCTGCATCTCCTCCTCGTCCACCTCGCAGGGGCTTTCGCCATTGACTGTAGTGTAGAGAGGGATGTTGAACTTTTTGCGGATCTGCTCTATCGCCTCGGGGTCGCACTGATTCCAATAGACTACGCACTTTGTTTTCATCCTCTGAACGTGGCACCTGCCATCTCTACGAAATTAAACATCTCCTTTGCGCGGTCATAGACGCGTTCACCGTAAACCTCCCTTATCTGCTTTGGCGATAGGTTGGTGGTCACATGGGTAAAAGACTCATGGCGTCGCTCATAACGACCGAGCAGCACATACTCCATCACATTGACGGTGGTGCCGTAATAGTTGAGCCTTGACGGCTCGGTACCAAGGTCGTCGAATGCCTGGCGGTTACTTGTGATGTAGGTCTGCACGCCTTTGTAGTTGTTGTCCATGAAGTCGCGACAAACATCATTCACCGATGTAATGCGGAACGAATAGTGGTTCCCGTCGATATCCTTTGGCCTGACGTCATAGCAGAATTGACGTAATATCTCGAGCATCGTTGACTTGCCGGTGCCTATGTTACCCCACAGCCAAAGTCCCTTATGCGGGTCAAGCCTTGCAGGTAGCATAACACACCAGTTGAAAAGGTCATTCAGTACGGGTTTCATCTCATCATGCAGCTGAAAACCCGGGCAAACATCATTAGCCTTTTTCAAGAGGTCCCATTTAAGGCGCCTGATTTCTTCTGGGTTCGATAAGTCCACATTCAGGATCGACGCCCGTCGTTGTCCGTCGATCGCCGTTTCTATTAGGTGGCTGTTTATTTTTCTTGGATTCATTGATTTTGTCGAATATCCATTTGTTAGCAAAACTGTCCCAATTACGGATTTTTACGCCATGCGTGTTACGCCAGCCCAATCCGTCGTAGTGATAAAAGAAAATCCTCGCTTCATCCTGCCAATTCGGCAACTCGTTTGCCGATTGCCGAAATACCGCCTCTACCTCTATGAGGGTTGGTGGAACGAAATCATCTTGATTTTTTTTCTTGGTCGGTTTTTGAGGATCTGGGAAAAGAACGCCGCCAGGCGGTTCTTTTTTTCTTTTATTATTTTTCTTTTTTTCTATTATATCATTATCATTGTCATTATCATTATCATTATCGGGTTTTTCTGGGTTTTTCTGGGTTTCGTTAAAAACCACTTGGGTTTTTTGGGTTTTTGAAAAACCCACTGGGTTTTTTGGGTTTTCTTGGGTTTTAGGCCTTCCTCCCTTTTTCCCATTCTCTCGGTTACGCTCGCATATTTCGTCATATTTGCGATTGTCCCTGAGCATATTACCCTTAAACTGAATGAATACAACTCTAACGATTTGTTCAGTCAAATATGGCTCGACATCTTCACCTGACTGAAATGCTTTAATGGCCCTAAACAACTTGCCGACCTGCTCATCGGTTAAAGCATCCAGCACTTCAAGCTGGTCAAGGTAAAGAATAAATGATTTTTTTGCCATCATCGGAAAATTGCATAGGTGTCTAAAACTCGTTTGATGAACGGCGCTGGGTCGATATGCAGATAGTGGCAGACGGCAGTGACAAACTCAAAGATGCCGTGACATACAACGTAAACGCTACCGTGAGCCTCCACGAGTTTCTGCCAGGCCTTTTGGTTGTCGCTCTGCGAGCCGGCACTGCTGCCCTTGCGCTTAGGGACTTTCATCTCTATGCAGAGGCTTGCCTTGCCTCCATGAGGATGTAGCAATATGAGGTCTGAAACACCGCTAACGGCACCCTCATACTTCATCATGGCGCCAGTACGGCCGTCTCGACGGCCACCGTTAGGAACAGCAAAGAGCAGGTCCGCAACATCAGGGAACGTCTGCCGAAACCAGCAGACGCAAGTGTGCTGTATCTTGCTCTCGCTATATGTGCGCTCTATCTGTAAAATCTCCTCTTGTGTCATAGCCTGTCACTAAACAAGTTCATTGTGATGTTAACTATATCCTCGTCAATCTGCGTGGTGGTGCCTGTGACCTCGTTGGCGATGTCCTTCTTGGTCTGAATGACCTTGTACATATAGCGGTCGATTGTCTTGCTACCGAGGAAGTAATAACAGTTGACGTTGTTCTTTTGCCCGTTGCGGTGTGCCCTATCCTCGGCCTGCTCGCAATCGCTGTACGTCCAGGGAAACTCGATGAACGCCACACGACTTGCGGCGGTAAGCGTCAAGCCTGTGCCGCCGCTCTTGTAGTTGAGGATTATGAGTTTCGTTTCAGGGTCGTTCTGGAACTTGTCAACGGCTCTCTGCTTCTCACGCACGTTGTCGCTGCCGGTCACCGTCACGGCATCAGGGAAATGCTCTTTAAGCGCCTCCACGACTTCCTTGAGGTAGGCGAAAAGGATTAGCTTCTCTCCACCGTCAATGACATCGTGAACGAACTCGGTAACAGCCTTAATCTTACCCCTTGCAGCTACCTGCTTGAGTATGCCCATCCTAACCATGATTTCACCACGCAGGGAGCGTTGTATCTTATCATCGTCGGCATTCTTATACTTCCTCAGATAATCAACTATACTACGCTCTGCGTCATCATATTCGGCTCGGTTTGTAATGTCACACTCGATATACTGACGGCTCTTGTCGGGCAACTGGGTCAATACCGCACTCTTCTCTCTACGGAAAAAGCAGCAATTCCACAACCGCCAATTAAGCTCCTTCATATTGGATGACTGCTTTGGCCCGTCGCAGTACCGGGCGACAAATCTCTTGTAACCTCCGAAATCCTCCAGACGGTCAAGTATCTTGAGCTGCTGGATGAGGTCGGTGTTATTGTTGACTACTGGAGTGCCCGTCAACTCAAAAACCCACTTTTTGCCCTGGCAAATACCCTCGACGAATTTGCTCTGCTGTGTTTTTGACGATTTGCATTTGTGACTTTCGTCGATGATTACCGACTTGAACAGCTTAATGCGATCATCAAAGATGATGTGCCGCAACGTCAACTTCGAGTGCTCTCTAATCTCAGTGACAAAGAACTTTTTTAGGCTCTCATAGTTGGTGATGAACACATCGCAAAGCGGCTCGCCGTCCGCCTTTTTCATCTCGATGAAACGGTGCCAGTTGTAACGGTTGGTGTCGTCGAGGATGATGGCGTTGCGCCCTGCAAACTTCTTGAACTCTCGTTGCCAGTTGATTTTCAGCGACGCGGGGCAAATGATGAGTGTAGGTAATGTCTCTCCATATTTCGCCGCCTCCTTGTGGGCTTTGATGACTGCACAAATCGCCTGCAGCGTCTTTCCGAGGCCTGGCTGATCGCCGAAGATGCAACGCTTGTGCTGCAAGGCGTACTGCACACCCTCCAGCTGGTACTGGTACGGGTCGAGCAGCATGTAGTGTTCGCCATCAATGCCCGACAGGGTCGGCAGCTCGTAGGTGATGTCCCTCGCATCATTGCGTTGCTTGATGTCGCTGCAATAGCGCATCTGGACTGACCATTGCGCCATCGCCTCGACATACCAGCGGGCGTCGCGGTTTGGAGGGTATGAGTAGTGCTCTTTCTGCACCACCCAGGCCCTGTCAGTCGCATCCCATTTGGGCTGACTGGGAATGCGCTTGACGACATCAATCATTCGTGGGTTATAGTCAAACTGGAGTTTGAATGTGTTGGGGGTTTCCGTTATAAAGAACGGCCTCATGCGGGTACAGCCTCTCCAACGGGCACTTCATTGGCGGCATTAACCTCTGCAAACGGGTCATCGGGGTTGCCGTCGAAGTCAATCTCATGCTGGACTACCGCCCACTTCTTCTCACTCACATACAGCTCTGCCTCGTATATGAGCGCCTTTACAGCGTCACGCAGATCCTCGCAGCGCTCATAGGACTCCGTCTCGGGGTCAAATCCGGTAAGGGGTGCGTTGAGGTTGAGGGTCTTCGATGTGCCGAGTGTTCGCTTGC